GCACAACCTTTCTATCTAAGAGTACTAAAGACTTAAGATATCCCATATCGAACTTGCGTTCCTTATTGTACAAAGTAATGCTTGCCGTATCTGATTTAACACCATACTCAGCCTCACCATTTGAGGAAAGTTCCTCCAAAACCTCAAATTCTTTTATATCCCCTCCTTCATATATCTCCTCTACAATATCAAAGAACTGTAACAACTTTATCCTTGCGTTTGGCGCAGACCATTTCCAAATATTTATGCGTATTTTAACAACATTAGCTATAGCCGGCTCAAGTTTCACTGTGCAGGAAACACTGGTATTGTTTCTAATCTCAACTCTTGCATATTCCGCATTATTTTCCCCATATAAAATAAGGTCAAAATCAATGGGATATTGCATAAGTTTGTTATCACCTATTATGTTCCACCGAATTATTGGTCTTGAAATAAAAGAGGCTTCAAGGTATGGATAAGGCATATCAAAATTTCCTTCACTGTTTGATGAGGTAGAACTCCACCAGCCCATAACCATTCCAGAAGTTTGCATTTGAAACGTGCCATCCATGTTGGCGTTCCCATCCATAGTGCAGGCTTTTACTGTCGGCGTAATATATTCCTCAACCACCTGTTGTTTGCTACTTATAGGTGCATCGCCACTTGAAGATATTACTATATCCTGCGATATTTCGCTGTCACTGTAAATTATCCTAACCTTGCCATATACCTTTCTAATAATATCGCCATATCCCAAACAAATCACCTCCTTTCGGGCATAAAAAAAGCACTACCACTTGGTAATGCAATAGATTATATAATTGTTACTAGTTTATGTACAGAACAAATAGAATATATAGCAGTTTCATTTTCATGCCATATATACCTTTTTCCTCATCGAATAAGTATTCTAATTGTATATATTCCTTATCTACATTGAAAGGTACAATTTTTTTCATTAATTCAGCAGAATAATTATAAACTTTACCTTGTTTCCCATATCTAACATAGTGAAATAATTCTTCTATTTCTTTTTCTTTAATTATATTAAATTCGCGTTCATTTTCATTAATGCTAGTTTCATATTCCAAATGCAAAAGCAATAAATATTCTGTAAATACTTTCATTAAAAAGCGTGATACAATATAATTATTCTTTAATTCTTCAATGGAGGGAACAACAAACATCATCTTATCTGTATTTCCCTTAAAAATGTTATATGCTGCTTCGGGTTCACATCCTAATAAAAATACATCTTTCTTTGCATTATATTCAAATTTTGCTTTACTTCCGTTAACAAATACTGTCATTGGTGGAATGTTATTGTTTTTATTTGGAATAAAACTATTGCTTCTTATTGCTTTAATTACTTCTAAATTTAAAAAATCATTTTCAATTTTTCTTGCAAAATAATTATTGCACTTATCACAGATAATGCCTTTATCTAAAATTAATGTAGTGTTTCCTAAAGATTCAGGTATTATGTGTTCAATGCTTTTAGAATCTGTTAATTCGCCACCACAGAAAGGACATTTGTATAATTTTAGTTTCATTTTACAAGTATAACAATAAAAAAACACATTGGCAAGCTTTGTTATCTTTCATCGAATAAAATTTTGCCCTCTTGCCAAAGAATTGTATTCGGCTGTCTTAATATAGTATATAAGATATATCTTCAGCGTGACCGTCTATCTGTTTAAAGCTTGCGCTGTCGGGGTCTGTATAAACGGCATCGTACCGCTTGTCTATCCTCGTTCTTGCATATCACTAAAGATATGGCGGCTTAGCGCATAAAAAAAGCACTACCGATTGATAATGCTTCCTATTATTTTTTTATCCGTATATCTGCTATATGTTTATAAGCAAAAGCTTTTCTTTTCTTGTAAGTTGTTTTATCGCATACTCTCTTTTCATGGCTTCAACTTTAGTGTCAAACTCTTCTTTGTACACAAGATTGACAGGCAATCTGCTCTTAGTATATTTTGCTCCTTTACCACTATTATGAACTTCTAATCTTTTATTAATATCATCAGTATATCCACAATAAAGAGTATCATCTTTGCAATTCAATATATATACGTAGTACATAGTTTACTTTCCTATAAAATGATTTTCTCAATCATTGCCTTTATCAGTTTTCTTAGTAATTTCTAATGAAAGTTTATCATTTGCGTTTAACGGAGATATAACATTTTGTCCTAATTCTTTTTCAATACTTTTTCTTGTTTCCTTAGCAACTCCGCCGCCTCTTTTTGCAATATGCTTGCTTTCCTCAAAGGTATCAGGCTTTTCTTGCTTGGATAAAGCTGTAGTCATTACCTCCGCTAATTGATTTAAGGTAAGCTCAATATCAGTCATATTATCCCTTAAGTTTTCTTTCTTAAGGCTTTTCATTTCCTTATATTCCTTTACAGTTAAACCGCTCCAAGCCTTGGTCATCTCGTTAGTCAGAATAGCATAATCTTTTTCTTTATCAATTCCTCTTTCCTGCCATTCATCAGTAAGTTTCTTTCTCATCTCGATTGTTTGCAAGCGTTGGTTTATCCAACCCTCGGTATACCCTTTGGCTCTATAAAAATCTGCGCCACGAAGAATTGCTTTTTCCGGGTCGGCAATTTCATCTAATCTGTCTGCTCCAACTTGCGCAAGCCACATTTTAAAAGGTTCTGCATTAGGGGAAGGTATTGATTGTACTAAACGCAAGATTCCTTTTGTGTCAAGAACGTCTGTTTCCCTATTTTTTCCATCTTCTGCAAGCATTTTCAACTGCACGATTTTCTCGTGCAGTTCACTTCCTTCTGCTTTTAATTTGCGTTTTAGGTCACTCCAATAATTTCTTGGAATTTTGCTTCCGCTCAAAACTCCGCAAACATCTACAACTGAAAAATACCAATCTTCTTTATCCGCATCCCACTGAGTGCGTATTTTTTTATCATTAAAAACCTTAATGTTGCTCATATTAATCCTCAAATATTTAATGATTTTATTATACTTTATTTACTTTAAATAGTCAATTTATATACTATTAACGCTCGACAAAGCTTATTGATACATCCTTCCACATCACGCTGGCTGTGCGACTATTGTAAAACGGAGCATATGAGATATCGTCCGGCGCTGCGGTGATTGTCTTCACAGTGTTTTCCACAGCCGAAGAGTCAAAATAACTTACTGTGCAAAAAGCTGTATTCTGTACCTCTACCATTAGTATCCTTAGGTCGCTATCGCTCATATAATCCCATGAAAATGTCACCTTGTCTTTTACAGCAATTAGATCAATAACCAATGTCCCGTCAATCGTTCTATCACTGTTTTGTAACTTCTGCTTGCCATGTTCTACAGAGGTAGGATTACGACTTAATGCTTTACTATTTACTCTAAAAAATACCACTATACTGCACCTCCGTTTAACACTATTCCATTTCTCTTAAACTCCTTAACTAGGTTAGGCATAATAAGCCTTGCAAAAACCTGTCCGTCTATGGATAACTCCACAGGCTGCTTGTCGCTCTGCTTATTACCTCCACCCATGCTCATTGCAGAAAACAATCCGTTAAGTATATCACCCGAAAGAGTTGTATCTCCGCTGCCTACGCCAGAAGTTATCGTATCAACTGCAGAGATAGTTCCTACTACGGTTTGCACCGCGCTTTGTATGTTCGGAATACCATTTATAATACCTTCTTTAAACATGGACATCATATTTGGCATCCATTCATCTGCATATCTTCCAGCACCTTTTTTAGTAGGACTACTAAAGCCAAGAAAGTCTTTAATTCCTTTACCTATATCTGCAATACCGTCTTTTAGTGAATTCCACGCAGACTTAAGCCCTTTAACAAAATTGCTGATAAGATTTTTACCCCAGTTAAATCCTGCGTTTACAATATCTGAGATATAGTCTTTCACATAATTAAACATTTCTATCACAGTAGTCCTGATATTATTACCTGTGTCCTTGATGCTTTGCCACATATTGGTAAACCAAGCACCTACCTTGCCACAAGTGTTTTCCGCAATGCCTATAATATCTACTCCCATTGAACTAAAAAAGCCTACAAAACCATCTGCAAAACCGCTAACATAATTCAGCATAGCCTGCCACAAGTTAGAGAAAAATTCCTTAAAACTTGTGCCTATATTTTGCAAATGCTCCATAGCTCCTGACATATCACCACGAAGTAGCGAAACGATAACTCCAACGATCTCAACCACAATTTCACACAGATTTAAAATTGCCTGTATCAACGGGCCAACTGCTTGAATAACACCTTGTATTACACCGCTGCTTATAGCCAGAAGTATAGCAATTTCTGCTGCCATTATTGCAAACAATGGTTTTAAAAGTTCCCACAACTCACAAAGCACATCCCACAAGGACATGAACAACGCCTTCAGCTGATTCCAAATTGGCTCAATATATGTGAAAAACACTCCAAAGCTGTCCATCAATCTGCCAAGGAACTGCTCGATAACCTTCCAGATGAAACTGAATATCTCTACAGCCTTTTCCATTATGGCTTGACCGTTTTCTTCCCACCATGACCTTATTGCCGATATGATGTTCATTATGCCTTGCTTTATATTGTTCCATATCGAAAGCACTCCTTCACGGAAGCTATCATGTGTGTTCCATAAATTTATTAAAGAACTGATGAGTGTCTTTATTGCCCCAACAATATATCCAATAACTACTAAAACCACCGTTCCTATAGTTTCAAAGACTCGCATTACTGAGTCGAGTATTGCCTGACCGTTTTCCTCCCACCAAGCTTTAATAACAGAAATTGCGCCGACTATACCTTTCTTTATTCTATCCCATATTTTTAGCACTTTATTCCTGAACTGCTCGTTTGTTTTGAACAGCTTTACAAGCACCAAAGCCACCGCCGCCACAACTACAATTATAATGCCTACCGTCCCCGATACCGCACCAAGCACCTTGACTAAAACCGATACGATTTTGACTATTTTTGATAGCATAAGAAAAGCGGGTCCAATTGCCGCTGCTAGTCCTGCCCACTTTAAAATGTTTTTCTTTGCTGCATCGTCAAGATTTGCAAGTTTGTTAATTAACGGAGTAACATATTTATCCACAAAGTCCTTGATAATCGGCAATAGTATATCGCCTATTGTAATAGCTAATTCTTCCATCACGGACTTTAACAGCTTAATACTTCCCTCTAAAGTGTTGATTTGTTTTGCGGCCATCTCGCTGGCAGAGTTGGTATCCGTTATTTGGGTTTCCATTGTTGATATTGCGTCGCTACCTTGAGCGAGCAGCGCCATCATACCGGGACCGGCACGGTCACCAAATACCTCCATTGCCTGCGCCGTTGTTATACCCGAACTACTCAAAGTATCGACTATCTCCGCCATTGAGTTTATAGTAGGGTCTAACTGCTCTAATGATATTCCCAGCTCATCAAATATCTTTTTTGCAGAGCCTGTTGGATTCATAAGCGAGGTTAACGCTTGTCGCAAGGTTGTTCCTGCCATTGAACCGTCATAACCTGCGTTATATAAAACAGATAAAGCAGCGGCTGTTTCTTCTATATCCCAGCCCAAACTGTTTGCTATTGGCCCAACATAAGACATAGAAGCCGATAACTTTTCCATTGTTGCTTGAGAATTGCCAATCGCTGAGGCAAATACATTGGTTACACGTTCTGCCGAGCTTGCTTCCAATTGAAACTGATTAAGTGTAGCAATTACCACATCTGTGGTTTCTGCTAGATCATTTTGAGTAGCTGCTGCAAGGTTCAATATTGGTTGAATAGCATCTGCCATCTGTTCTACCTTGTAACCGGCGCTTGCCATATAGTACATAGCATCCGCCGCCTCGCTTGCTGAGAAAACAGTCGTTTTGCCCATCTCCCTAGCAATAGCCGTCATACGCTTCAATTCCTCGCCTGTTGCACCAGAAACCGAAGCAGCGTTTGCCATACTTTGCTCAAAACTTGCCGCAGTCTTTACGGCCAATGTACCCATTGTAAGTAGTGGGACGGTGACATTCCTCGTCAGCGTGCTACCAATTTTACCAAGATTTTTTGATACCTTGTTCAGCTGTGTCTGTGCGTTCTTCAAACCCTTAGAAAGCCCGCTAATATCTGCGCCAATCTTAACTACAAGATTTCTAATAACCGCCAACGATAATCACCTCCTCCGCTTTTCTTTGGAAAAAGAAAAGCTAGGCAAAAGAATTTCTTACCTAACCTTTCACTGTTTTCTTACTTTTGGGCATAAAAAAAGCAAGTCAGCTTGAACTTGCTTGTTATCTTACTCGTTATCTTACTTGATTTTATTTTCTCATTTTTTAAAATACATTTGATTGCGGCTGGTTGGTTTTTCTGGTATTGTCATCCCTATTAATCCAGATTCCAATGCGGGCATCAAATAGTTTTGACGGAAGGTTTCTCTAGATTTTAATCTGAGTAGTTTCATCAACTCAATTGAGGACATCGGATAATCCTTAATTATATTCATTAATTGCCTTACCCTGTCGCTGATGTGATTCATATGATCGTTAGAATCTTCAACCAAACCTTTTATCGCTTTTAAAAATGCTTCCAGCATAAAAATTATAAAAGGATTTGAATTCCCTGCGGCAGTCGACTGGGATATCGCCGTATAATATTCTTCTTGCTTATCTATTATCATACTTTCAACTGGTATCCATGCAAATATGGGTTTCCACCGCGACAATAATGCCGTTTGCCAAAATCTTCCCATTCTGCCATTACCATCACGGAAAGGATGGATAAATTCAAATTCATAGTGAAATACACTTGATTTAATTAACGGATGAGTTTTGCTAATATTTAACCAATCGAATAAATCCTGCATAAGGCTGGGAACATTCTTAGCCGGCGGCGCTACATGAATACACCTTTCGCCTGCGAATACTCCCTCCTCTCTCGTTCTGAAATTTCCCGATTCTTCAATCAGACCATTTGTCATAGCCTTATGGGCTTTCAATAATTCATTTATTTTGTATGGGTCAAGGTTTTCTAACAATCTATAAGCATCGATAGCATTCTTAACTTCCTGTATTTCGTCAGGCGCACCCAATACTCTCTTGCCGTTAATTATATCGGACACTTGCTCTAGTGATAAAGAATTATGCTCTATAGCAAGCGATGAATAAATGGATTTTATCCTGTTTGCCCGACGGAGCTTGGGAAGCTTCGCTAAATCATTGACCCCGGAAATCTGTCCCAAGCATTCCATTATCTCAGAAACAAGCTCCAGCATTTCCTCGGTTGTATTATATGGCGGTGTGTAATTATTCATATATATCCTCTTGCTTATATTATAGATTAATTATTGCCATATGTCAACATCTTACTCGTTATCTTACTTGTTTTCTTACTCGTTTTTCAGAATTTACATGTTTATGTGGACTCCTTGGCTAAAATGTATTCTGATTATATTTTAGCCAAGAAATATCACTTTATAAAAACATATTAAAATCTGAATTATAAAAATATACATCATACCTTTATACCTTTCTCTCTTGCCATAGCTCGAAGTATCATATCAGATTTGCTTCCTTGTTTTTTGCTTTTGCCTCTGTTTTTTAGCAGATTGTCAAGCTTTGGTAGCTTTTTGTGCCGAGCAAAAGCTTCTGTGTGCCATGCGAGAGCTAATATTTCTTTTACCCTTTGCTCTTCTTTATGTTGAAAACTTTCTGACAACAACATTAATTCCGCAGGAGTATATTCCCAATAAGCTATGGGGTCAATGCCGAGGCTGACTATTGCTAAGCGGTAAAGCTCATTAAAGTCAACCTCATTACCAGCCCCTTTTATGCGTTTTTTGAGTTATCACTCCCAAACGCAAGGTTAAAAGCCTCACCAAGTTTGGCTGCAACAATATTTATATCCGAATACTCGTCAATCAAATTGCCCACCTTGTCGGGAGTCAAATCCTTATCCTCATGAAAAAGTCCTGCATACACTATTGTTCGCAAATCTCTCATGCTAATGTTTTCAAGGTCAAGTTTTGTTATCGGTTTACCCGTCAACTCCTCCACCTTTACAAGAGCGTTCATCCCATAACGCAAATTACGAGCCTTATCTAGCTCGACTGTTACTGATTTTTTAACCATATCCTACCTCCTAATTAAAAGTGAGTTCACCAGTACCCGTAAACTCAATACTAATTGATACCACATCATCAACAGGATCTTCTATTGACAATGAGTTGATAAAAGCTACGCCACCGTAATAATGCGTGTCGTCCACATATAATTTAATCGCTACAGTTGCACCATTCAAAAATGCCTCCTGCAAAGCCTCTTGTCCTGCCTCATCTGCTCCGACGGCATAGTCACCATCACTTGATGCCGTCCACTCCTTTAATCCTGTGATGTAGTTTTTCCAATCATCACCAAGCGCAGTGGTTTCTAGAGTATCGAGCGATAATTCTAGCGACCAGTTTTTTATGCCGACAACGGTTGCCGGCGTATCTGTTCCTATTGTAACTTTCCCGTTTTTACCTGCTATAGCCATTTATAACCTCCTTATTTTTCATTGAAGTGAAACTCCACTTCTATTACCGCCATATACTCCTCTGTCGAGTATTTCTCTGACGTATTTCCATTTACCATAAAATCTGACTTGATAAAAACAGCCTGCACATCCAGCCCGGACATAAGTCCTTTGTAATCCTGCAAACTGAATT